AAGAGAATAAAGAATATCAAGAAAAGGAAGATACCCCTGATGACAAGGATGGTACTTCTCCCAATTTTAACTTCTACTCTTCCATTGCCAAAGCCTTGGCTGATGAGAGTATCTTCCCTGACCTTGATGATGAAACACTAGAAAGTATTAAGACTCCTGAAGACTTTGCTGAAGCTGTTGAGAAACAGATACAGGCAAAGCTTGATGAGAGACAAAGAAGAATTGATGCAGTACTAAATGCTGATGTAGAACCTGATGAAGTAAGAAGGTTTGAACAGACATTAAACTACCTTGATTCTATCCAAGAAGAAGCTCTTAAGGATGAATCTGATAAAGGTGAAACCTTAAGAAAGCAACTAATATTTCAAGACTTTATCAATAGAGGTTATAGCAAAGAAAGAGCCACAAGAGAAGTGAAGAAGTCTTTTGATGCTGGGACAGATATTGAGGATGCTAAAGAAGCTTTGGAAAGCAACAAAGAGTTCTTCAATGAAAAGTATGATGATTTAGTAAAGGATGCACAAGAACAAGCAAAAGCTGAACAAGAAAGACTAAAGAAAGAAGCTAACGAGCTTAAGAAGTCCCTACTTGAGGACAAAGAAGTCTTTGCAGGTATTCAACTGGATAAAGCTACAAGGCAGAAGGCATATGATGCAGTAACTAAACCCATTGCAAAAGATGAAGATGGTGAGTATCTTACAGCAGTCCAGAAGTATGAAAAAGACAATCCTGTTGAGTTCAGAAAGAAACTTGGTGTATTATTCACTATGACTGATGGCTTTAAAGACATTGATAAATTGGTCAAAGGTAAAGTAAGAAAAGAAGTCAAGAGCAGTATGAGAGAGCTTGAACACAAGCTCAGAAACACTACTAGACCCTCAGGTAATCCTAGATATGTTGGAGGCATTGAAGAAGACCCTGAGACCTATATAGGTGGTAAGTGGCTTGTAGATGCTTGACAAGAAACATATTTATAACTCAAATAATTGATTAATTATGGCTGGTAAATTAGGTAAATTTCAAATGTTGGGTTTCCAACACTGGAAGGGTCTAACAAGTGATAACCACCTTGGCTCTATCTTCCAGTTGCAACCTCAAAGGGCTACTAACCTTATGGTGCAGCTGTTAGCATTTTATAGAGGAAAGACCCTAGATACATTCCTTAATCAGTTCCCTGTCAGAGAATTTGACGATGACAGTGAATACTTCTGGGATGTTATTGGTAGCTCAAGAAGAAACATTCCTCTTGTAGAAGCTAGAGATGAGAATGGTAAGGTAGTTGAAGATGGTGATGGCAATGTAGGTGTTGGCACAGCTCCTTTCTACTTAGTATTCCCAGAAGACTGGTTTGCTGATGGTGAAGTTATCGTAGGTAGCTTGAACCAAGTATATCCTGTTAGAATCCTAGGTGATGCAAGAATGGAAGGCACAAATGCAGTATATAAGGTAGAAACTATGGGTGGTCTAACCCAAGGTATTCCTTCTGAAAGACTGCTTGCAGGTGAAAGGTTCTCTGTAGAATATGCACCTGTAGAAAAGGAAATGTCAAGAAAGGTTGGTGATATTAGATTCTCTACTCCTGTTAGCATGAGAAATGAGTGGTCTACTATTAGAATCCAACACAAGGTAGCTGGTAACAAGTTAGGTAAAAAGGTTGCATTTGGTATCCCTATGGTTAGAGATGTCAATGGTAAACAAGTTAAGGACACTGCAAACATGTGGATGCACTATGTTGAGTGGGAACTTGAACAACAATTCTCTGAAGCTAAGAATAATGTAGAAGCATGGGGTACTTCCAACAGGAATGCTAATGGTGAATATATGAACTTTGGTAAATCAGGTTATGCTATCAAGACTGGTGCTGGTATCTTTGAACAGACAGAAGTAGCAAATACAATGTATTACAATGTATTCAGCTTGAAGCTTCTTGAAGATGCTCTATATGAACTGTCTGCTGCTAAGTTAGGCATGGGTGATAGACTGTTTGTAATCAAGACTGGTGAAAGAGGTGCTATCCTGTTCCACAAGGCTGTACTGCAAACTGTATCTGGTTGGACTACATTTGTACTTGATAACAACTCAACTGGTGTTGTTGAAAAGGTACAATCTAAGTTGCATAGCAATGCACTTAGTGCTGGTTTCCAATTTGTAGAATATAAGGCACCTAATGGTGTAAGGGTAAGACTTGATGTTGACCCATTCTATGATGACCCAGTTAGAAACAAGATTCTTCATCCAATGGGTGGTGTAGCAATGTCTTACAGATTTGACATCTGGTACATTGGTTCTATGGACCAAGCTAACATCTTCAAGTGTAGAATCAAGGGTGATACTGAACTTAGAGGTTATCAATGGGGTCTAAGGAATCCATTCACAGGACAAAGAGGTAATCCTCATATGTCATTTGATGAAGATTCTGCTGTTATCCACAGAATGGCTACTCTAGGTACTTGTGTACTTGACCCAACTAGGACTATGGCACTTATTCCTGCAATCCTGCAAGGATAAATCAAATAGGGGAGTGGGTAATCCCCATTCCCCTTTATTTTTATAATATTAAAAGGAGAAGATAATATGGGAGAGATTATTTTAGATGATAATGAAATCATGGGTGAAGCACCCATGCAGGCTTTAGAAGTTGAGCCAAAGAAATCATCAACAAGAAGAGCTAAACCACAGGTGGTTAAAGAGGAAAATGACCTCGTAAGCTGTTTAAGAAATGAAAGAATCATAGTAAGGTTTCATCCAAAGCAATCAGGTATAGTTACTGACCCTAAGCATATCCTATATGGTGGTATGGCAGAAGGTGCAGTTAGATGGTTTACAGTACCTAAATTGAGTTCAGGTCTGTATGTTAATGTACTTACTGATGCTGAAAAGGCTTACCTTGAAGAAGTTATGGGGCTTGAGTATAATGCTCTAAGTATCTATAAGAAGGTAGACAACTATTGGGATAACCTACAGGTAAGATTAACTAAGGGAGACAACTTCCTTAACTTGGCTGACCCTGAAGACTATATCAAATATAAGGTTCTTCTTGCTAACAAGGACTTCATTGCTCCTTCATTACAAGTACTACAAGACTTCTATAAGGCAACTTATCAGTTTGTGATAGTACAAGAAGGTGAAGAAACTACTATAGCTAAGAAGGAAATGAGTGCTACTATGCAGTCTTATATGGAATTTGGTAAGGTACAAGATAATGCTGACATCCTAAGGGTTGTTATTGAAACATTAGAAGGTAGACCTGTAGCTAAATCATCTAAGATTGAGTTCTTACAGAACAAGGTTAATAAGCTTATTCAGGCTGAACCTAAGACATTCTTAAGGATTATAACTGACCAACTATTACCTACTAAGGTACTGATTAAGAAAGCCATTGAGCATAACTTGATTAGCAACAGAGGTGGTATGTTATACCTAAGAGAAAATGGTACTCCTCTTTGTGGTGATAATGAAGAACCAACACTAAACATTGCTGCTAAGTACTTGAATCTGCCTAAGAATCAGACACTCAAGTTCAGCTTGGAAGCTAAAACAAAAGAATAACTATGAATAATGCTGAGTTCTCAAAAGAGTTTGACATACTTTATAACAACATTATGAGTAATGCTGCTCCCGGTTTGGATGAATATGAGAAGTCAGTATTCCTCACTAATGCTCAAGAGGGGTTTGTCAAAGACCTCTACAATGGAACTGGTCCTACCTCATTTGAGAAGGATGAAGAAGCTAGAAGATTCCTAGGAGAACTAATTGATACCTTTGAGACCAATGAGAAACTTATTGGTCACTTAGGTTTATCAAGGAACTCAATGTTCTTTCAGATACCAGAAGATGTATGGTTCATTACATATGAATCAGCTGTCTTAAAGGATGAAAGACTAGGATGTGCTAATGGCACAGAGGCTACAATAGTTCCTGTCTCACAAGATAATTTCTATAAGATACAGAGGAATCCTTTTAGAGGTCCTACAGAAGGTAGGGCACTAAGGTTGGACAACTCTGACAACATAATAGAACTTGTATCAGATTATAACATTGACAAGTACCTTATAAGGTATGTAAAGAGACCAAGACCTATCATATTAGTTGACCTTAATGAGATAGATGAAGGTCTTTCAATCAATGGATTAAGTGAGGCAAGTGAGTGTGAATTAAATCCTGTAACACATAGACCTATACTAGAAAGAGCAGTGATGCTAGCAAAGACAGCATGGTCAGGGGGAACAGGGCAATAAAAGAATATGTTTAATTAAACTTTAAATTAAAATGGCTGTTTTTTCTATTAATCAAGTAAGACAACTTTATGTTGCAAAAGAACTAAAGACAGGTGATGCTTTGCTAGCTACTGATAAGGCTGGTACTATTTTACCTAAGGCAGATACAGCTAAGACTACCCTGTACCTACAGTACATGAGTCCCGCAGGAATTGTATCAAGTGATAAAATTAACATAGCTAATGTGATGTATGCAAAAGCAACTGATGCTTCTGCAATGGCTCACAAACTGGCTAGGTATGAATTGACTCTTGATGCTGATGTTTCTGCAACTCCAGTAGCAGGTCAGGAATACATTCTTAGACTGGCATTCAGACATTACATTGGTCTGGGTGAAAATGACCAACAGTTCAAGTATGGTTTTGTAAAGGCTCAAGGCACTATAACTGCTTCTGACTTTTACAAGAAAATGGCACTATCTCTATTTGACAATGTTAAGAGAGATGTAACTCCTTTGGTTAACATTTATGTTGCCACAGCATCAGCTGAAACTCTCATTACTGATGAGACTAAGGAAGCTGACCTGACAGGTACTTACACTAAGATTGTCATTGAAGAAGTAGAACAGGATTGGATTCTTGGTAGAATGCCTCAAGCATTTATGCCTTTTGCAGTTCAACCTACTACTATCATTGTAGATGGTGATGAGAGAATTTGGGGTAAAGTAGATAAGGCTACTCCTACTAAGAGTGTTCTGAATGGTCACAATATTGCTGACCTTGAGTACTTCTGTCATGGTTTCAGAGGTGATGAATACAGGGGTATGGGTTATCCTAACAACCTGATTACAGAGTACTTGGTAGACCCAACACTTGAGTACAATACAATTGATATTCACTATGCTTATGTAGGCTCAAATGAGTCAGTACAGAAGTCAGAAAAGGATATTACCATTGTAGTTCCTAAGGTTGGAAAAGATAATGCTACAGCAAACAAGCTGACTAATGACATTATTGCTGCTATCAATACAGCTTCAGGCTTAAATATTGCTACTCTGCCTACTGTTTAAGAGTAGGTTAAACATAGGGAGAGCCTTTAGACTCTCCCTTATTTGTTTTATATAATACATAAAAGCTATGGTGGAATTTAATAAACTACTAGTAATCCCCTATAACAAAGGTATTTACCTTGATGTACAAGTAATGGACTTGCCATATTTCACTGATGTGTATCTGGATTCCATAACTATAGATACACAAGATACCTTTAAACCTGATGGCATTAGTAAAACCCCAGCATATACACTTAAGATAGAAGATAATGTAAAGTCTCTACAAATGACCATTAAGGATAGTGACTTATTGGTTCCAACTGTAGAAGGTACAATGTTCTTTGTCTATGTAACTGTAAAGGGAACTCCTGCTGCTGATACTCCATGTGGGTTAGATGAACCTACAGTACTTGCAGTGTGTGTAGACTCTTACAGAATATACAGAAAAGGTATAGAGTATATACAGGAAACTTACAACAACTGTGTGGTTCCTAAACACTTTATAGACTTCATACTAAGGTATAAGGCATTTGAGATGTGTTTAAAGACAAGGGACTTTCCACTAGCCATCACTTATTGGAAGGGGTTTTGGAGAACAATAACCAAGTCTGAATCATCTAAATGCACATGTTATGGATGAAATATTATATGAAACTTTGAATAAGTACTACAAGGCATTGTCTGTAGTTGGGTACAAGAGAGACCCAGTAGTCAACAAGTTACTGGTTATGCAGTACATACAGGAGACACTAAGCAATGAGTACAGGTACTATTTAACTAAAAATGATATAAAACTTATGCAAGATTTACTTTACCAATTTATTGGTTCTACTTGTGAAATATCTTTCCCTACTAATTGCAAGTGCTGCTGTGGTACAGGCTCATTTGACCCTTCTATTACTGGGTTCAGTCTTGTACCAAGTACTACTAACTATGTAGGGTCACAGAGTGTCACATTCACTGGAGCCAGATTCAATATTAGTAAAGGTACTCATATAAAGGAAGACAGCTTAAAGATATATTGGGGAACAGAGGTATTAGCAGAAGGACTCAATGTAGACCTTAGTACTGTAATATTCAATAGTCCTATTGTCAAGGAGCTAGTTGAAGGTCAGACATACACTGCCAAAGCATCAGTTCTTGATGAAGAAGGTAATGAGTATTTCTCAAATACTATGACTATAACTTGTACAGCAGCACCTGTTACTAATCCTACTATAACTAACTTCAAGTTAGTTCCTTCAACTACTACATATACTGGAACACAAGATGTTGCATTTACTGGAGCTACCTTTACAATTAATAAAGGTACTAAGTTTAAGGAAGATAGTCTTGAGATTATATGGGGTACAAATGAAGTAATGGGCACAGGATTAAGTACTGCTGGTTCATCAATAACCTTTAGTCCTTCTATCACAAAGAACCTTGTGGAAGGTAATACATACACAGCTAAAGCAAGTATACAGGATATTGATGGTAACAAGTACTATAGTAACACATTTACTATTACAGTAAAGACACCTGTTAACCCTATATATATGTACACAGGTAATCAAGCTGCTAAGCCTACTGTTGATGAAATCAAGGCAGGAACTAAGTATGATTACAATAGTGTGAAGCAGTTTAATACTCCTGCTATGATGCTTAAGACTATTTGGGTATGTATACCTGCAACAGTTACTCTTGTAAGCATGGAGAATGTTAACTTTAGTGGTGACTATATATACAATATAGACACTGGTAGAGACTATATGAAGCATGAGGATGTAACTATAGATGGTGTAGCATATAAGCTTACTTATTTGACTACAATTGCTAGTCATAATCCTTATAAGACAATAGTAAGATAAACTTTAAAGATTTAGAATTATGGAATTTAATGGAATAATGACACCTCTGGTAGCTATAGATTCAGCTACCGGTAAGCTAAAACCATCACTTGAAGCTACATATGGACCTTATGCCAGTATTGATGCAGCATATGCTGCTATAGTTGAAGCATTTGAGTCTGGTGTTATACCAGTAGGTCTGACAGTAGGTATTCAAACAGGAAGTAACATTGTTGATTACTGGTTTAATGGTGGAACAGCTAAAGCTAATTTAGTGAAGAAATATCCTGAAGGTGGTTCAGGTGGGGGATATACCCTATTTACTACTCCTTCTGTTGCAGAAGATAGTACAACTTATCTGAATACTAACTTTGCAGGTGCTGTTAAAGGAGACCATGTAGTTGATACTACTACAGGTCATGTGTACATCAAGTACTCTGATACAGGTTGGACTAAACTTGTGGGTACTATTCTTGCTGCATCTCCTTCACCAAATGCAAGTATAGTGGCAGCAGCAATCATGTCATACAAATAAAAATTAAGATTATGTCAGAAACTATTGGAATTAGATATTGCATACCACAAGTTATCTTTGATAAGAAACCTTCTGGTAATCAAACCTTTGCCTTATTTTACAGGAGAGGTGATAACCCAAACAGGTCTTGGATTAAAAAGACAGACACATATGTGGTTGACAAATATGGAAAGAATACCAATAATGTTTACCTTGACAGCTTAATAGAAGATACAGACTATCAGTTCAGTCTAGCAGAGTTCCCTTATGAAGATGAACAGACAGCAGCTAAGAATGGTGCTATCTTTTCCTTTCATACAGCAATTAATATGACTGCTGGGGACAGTCCTTATGTGAATAAGATATTGATGCAGGGTCAAACTTTTGACTGGTATTATAGTGGTACTAAAGCCAACTCAATGCCTACAAGTAGTGCAACTGCTTGGTACTATCAAGCTACCAATAACAGGACTAATGAGGGAGAGAATTATTATTCACTTGAAGTAGGTGGAGAAGTAGCTTGGAAACAAGCTACCTCTGCTGACAATGAACTTGAAACATACTCAGGTTATTACTGTAATACTGGTAACTATATCAAGTTGCCTAACACTTATGTTAAGAACCCCGGTGGTTTCATTGCAGGTAGAATCTATGCTGGTGATATTAAAGGTTTACTAACAGTATCTTTCTATCTTGAAGAGGGTCATAAGGATGCAGCAATTGTAACTTGTGAGGCTCTATATAACAACACAGGTAGTGAGCAAGCTCCTATCTATACACAGATACCTATTGAGCAAGCTAATGATGCAACAGCTGCAATATCATTCTCAATTTATGTTGGGGAAGATGGAGTACTTCACTCAAGAAAGGTTAGGAAAAGCAGTGTGGCTAATGGTGGTGAAATAACCTTGAATGAGGATACAGCATTACCTAATACTATGGTTGGTGGCATAACTAATTTATCAACTAACAAATGGTATACTGCCCAGATAAGTCATGGCTTAGGTACAGTACATATCTATACAGCTAAAGGTCCTGAAGAACTACAATCATCTTCTCAATATTACACTGAGGTCTACACTTGTGAAGGTCCGGGTCAACCTGCTGAATCAAGCATTGCTAATGCAGGAGACCCTGCTACAGATGGACTTGGTATTGGATTTGGTTATAATCCTGAAGTACTTCAATCAATATTTGATGTTATAGGAACTGAACAGTATGTAACCAAGGGTCTTATAGTTAACCATATTGGTATGTTATCTAATGAATCTATTACAGACTTCAACAAGATTTCAGCTGGTTATCTATATATTCCTTGCTTAGGTTTCTATCCTCAAGGTGGTACAATCAGTAAGGCTAATTGTCTATACTTGCAGAACTCAAGTATGACCAATTTATTCAAAGATGATACTATTGGTGAAAATGGTCAAGTTGAATCTGTAGGTAAGGTATCCTTTATAATTGACCCAGCTATTGGTGGTACTGATAGTCCAAAACTTAATTCAGGTACTTATAAGATAGTGCTACAGAGTTACTCACAATATACTTCAAATACTTCATTCACTAACATGGATGGTATTATAGTACAGACTCAAAAGGAACAAGTAACAAATACAGGATATGTAATTGACTTTGAGCAGGACTTTGATTCTGCTGTTAATGCCTTTAGATCTAAATTCTATACCAAACATGGTAACTGGGGTGGATATAATGGTGGTGTAAACTCTAATCTTGTGTATGCAAGTAGAGCTGAAAAGAGCTTGATACTTGAAGCACATGGTGACTATTATCCTGAAAGTGGTCAAGTATGGGGTGTAGGAAAAGAAGCATGGGTAACAGAAGCTGGTAAACAGTATACAGGTTATGGAGAAAACATGTACTACTATGCAGAGAATGATGCTAGGAAAGGTACTACTCCTTTCAAACAAAGAGTAGGTTGTACACTTAGAACAGTTGATTACTTTGCTTATGGTAAGTACACAGTAAGAATGGCTATCCCTGAATTAAAGGCTGGTCAGGATAACTGGGGATTATGTCCTGCATTATGGTTCTTCCATTATCAGGAGTTTAGTGAAGGTTCTACTGGTTATAACAAGTGGATGTCTTCTACTAATCCTGTAGGTAGAATCTATAACAAGGAAGGTGATGCAGAGAATGGATTCTATTGTGTTGTCAATAATGAAATTGACATGGAGTTACCTTCAAATGATACACAGGACTTCTTCCCTACTGCTGCTGTTGGTGGTACAAGATATACTCCTTGGGACTTTGTCAAGTGTGCATACTTTGACCCTATAACTACTAATCCTAAGGCTACAGTACCTACTGCTATTAATCCTCCATATAGAATAGGTATTGTTGATGATAACACTCTTCCTTATGAAGATGTTGGTAGATTCATACTGAAAGACCCTTCTAAGCCTAATGACAAAGCAAGTTGGGAACAAGAAAGAGAAACTTTTGTTCAGACTAATTATCCTAACTT